AGACGTCTATATTGTCCATCGGGTGTAAATACTGCCGAATATGATAATATAAGTTCATAAAACTCTCGCGTCTCTAACGGATCTTTATTTGGATTTTTAAAAGATACTACTTTTTGACGAAGTTCTTCTTTCACCTGCTCTGACGCAACTTCATATTTCGTTTTAAGTTTTACCATTAATTTTAAGATGGAAAATATAAGATGAGTACTCTTCGTGCTTATAAAGAAGCGATGCGTGTCGCAGACAATTATTCAACTGATGAAACGCTCAGCAATACTCTCAAATATATTTTTGATACAAAATATACATGTTATATGCTTTGTGTCAAAAACTATATTCCAAATCTATACAAACTTGAAAGCAGAAGCGGAGATCCAAATCTGGATAAACAAATTAACAAAACGCTGAAACGCAAGAAGATCAAAACAACCACAAAAACATGGCGTGTTATGGGATGTATTATCAAACCTTTCAAGAAAAAATCTTCCTTTGCAAAGGAGTGGTTGCGATTTTTGGATACAATAAAAGACAGACTCCCTGATGGAGTCTTCATTTTGAGTTTGTCAGATTCCGTGCTTCTTCCAAATAACCTTAGTGGAAACTTTATTCCAATTTACGCATATTCTGGAAAACAGGGGTACCGCGATATTCCAATTCCGACGTATGATGACATTTTTGATCGAGAAATGAAAGACATGAATACCGAGTGGTCAACAAAGAAAGATGTAGCTGTATTTCGGGGATCATCCACTGGGTGTGGATCAACTGCAGAAACAAATCAGAGACTGAAGTTGGCAACTATGAAATCGGATGACTTGGATGTTGGTATAACTCAGTATACGTCTCATTTGAAGTACAATTCTCCCTCTGATATTGAAAAAGCAGAGAAGGTTGCTCCTTTAGTTCCATCACTGAATTGGAAAGAACAGAGCAACTACAAATACATTGTGCATGTAGACGGAAACGTTGTTGCATATCGTTTGCTGAAATCTATGCTGACAAACTCTCTCATACTACGTGTTAAAAGTGATTTTATTCACTGGTGTGATTCAGAGCTAAAACCGGGTATTCACTATGTAGAAGTTGAAAACGATCTTTCAGATCTCCGTGAAAAATTAAATTGGTGCAAGACACATGATGCAGAATGTAAAAAGATAGCATCTGCTGGATATGAATTTGCAAGTAGAAAGTTAACAGACGAAGCAATTCAGTCTGCGTTCGTAAAAATTCTATCTTAGCAATAATGAAACGTCAAACAATTCTGTGGGTGCTTATTGGAGTGGTTCTCATTCTTTTATTTGCACCTCCTACTGTTGAATTCTTTCGCTCAAGATCTCCAGAATACTGCAATGGAGACAACAGTTGTTTATCGCAGGGATGTTCGTTAGATCCATCAAATCAACCCTGTGATAGAAATCGGACGATTCAGCAGTCTATATCAAATTCTGATCCAGATTGGGGAGATCTTCTTGGTGGACAGTCTATTGAAGTTTGTTCAGATAAAAATGGTGTCATGATGGATTCCAACACATGCGGACAGTGCTCCGTTTGTGGAGTTGTGGTTCCTCCGTCTGGAAACTTGGGTGGCGGACTGTGTGTTCCTCTGACTCCAAAGGGATGTATGAAAAATGCGCCTTCCGGTAAGTTTTTGAATTTCTTAAATAATACACCCGAAGCAATTTCTTGCTGTGGTAATTAGAACTTCCACTTCTTATCGCATTCCAGACACGTCACAAATGTCGTCATAGGTTCATCTGCAGAACGAGTCTGCATTTGATAGTACGTACACTTGGACTTCTTTTTGCAACCCGAGCACCAAATAACGATAGACGCCATATCCGACTTGGAGTACAGCTTCTTCTCTGTTTCAATAATCTTTTCAATCATGGACTTCCAGCGGGCTGGACACATATCCATCGCTGACATCTCCATAAATTTTTGACATGTCATTTTCTTTGATTTCAGCAGTTCAAGCCAATTTTCATTGTTCTGAACATAACTCTCTTTTCCGCGAAGATTTTCGTAGAGAGAAACAGCCTTATTGCGGTACAAGTTCCAGAAGATCTTGTTAGTCCAGTCTTTGTCAATATCTTCTTTTGTAGCAGTATCGCCTACTGTACGCAAGAGAGCCAGTTCAAATTCTACCGCAAGATCCTCACTTTCCAGAAGCTCTGTAAAATTTTCAACAACCTTTGATCGGATTGCACATGGAACAAAGATATCGTTTGACTTTGCAGTTGTGTGTTTTGGAACGTGGACGGGTTTCACGTGCTGAACAACTTCTTCATCCTCTACATCCTCAGCTTCAATCTCATCAATGTCATCCGCGTCTTCTACGTCTGCATCATCTGCAACTTCTGCTTCTTCCTCTTCTTCAATATCAAATGTCCACTCTGCGTACAGTGTTTCATATTCATCTGTCGTAAGAGATACGTATGATGTAATCGCCTTTTCATAGTCGTCCTGATCTTCCGATTCCGTTGCAAGAATAACAATTGGTCCTACATACGTTTCTTCGTCAAATGGACTGGGCAGCATATGTTGATTCACATTTTCATCATCAGTTGATACACACGCAAACACGCTAAGCCATCGCGTTCCCTTTGTGGGATCCTGAATTTTTCCTTGAAATTGAATACCTGTATTTCGGTATTTCTTTCGGATCCATTCAAGAACGTCTCCAGTTTTGGGAGGAATTGTAAGTTCACTCACAGAACCTGATACGGCTACAAGAATTCCAGATACCATGTTTGAGTGTTTTGATCCTGTCATTAATACTTTCGTTTTCATCGGATGAAAATGGATTCTGTTTTAAACGAAGATTGACTCATAGAATAAAGATGTCTTCCAAGTACGTCCCACCTGCAATGCGAAAGAAGGAGAAGCCCGCTGAGGCACCTCCTCCTCCGCCGCCGGAAAAGAAGTATGAAGACGAATTTCCATCACTTTCTGAAGTTCCAATGACTCGTCGTGTGTGGGGAGGAACTTCTTCCTTTGCAGACAAAGCACGAGAGTGGAGCGTGAAAGCACAGAAGGATGCCGAAGATTTGGCTACTCGCAAGAAAGTAGAAGCTGAATCGCGAACTCCGACAAATGCTCGCATGCTACCAAGATTTCATAATGTTCGGCGTTTTGTTGAACCTGAGGAATACGAAGAAGAGACTGCACAAACGAAACCAGACGCCAAACATGGTGAAGAATCTGAGTGGATTCTGGTTGAGAAGAAGGTTCGCAAGAAGAAAAAGAGCCTTACAGAGATCGCAGATGAAGAGCTTGCAAAAGCTTCTGATGAAGAGAACTCAGAGAGTGTATGGAATGATGAGAAGGAGCTTCACGAAACGTGTTGGGATGAACGATCCTAAACTGTTTCAGGCTTTTTTGTTAATGGGTACCAAATGTAGTTATAGAAAAACATGATGAAAAACATAAAAAACTTGTAGATCAAACTGGGGAGATTCTGGAAAAAGTAGAGGACATACGCTCCAACAATATTCATAGAATATCCAGCATAAAGACCAACACCCAGTGAAATTAAGTTCAGAGACCCAACGATGTAGTACATCCAGCCGTTTGTTCGGATTTGTGTGTTTGTATACTCAACAACTTGGTCTGCCCAATTTTTTGTATTTTTGCTTGCTTTCTCTTTGAGAGGAGATGATTCAACCGGTTTTACAGCTTTTGTAGGGGCGCCCGCTTTTCTACAACGCATGTACTTTTTGTCTCCGTGTGCCATTGGAGTCCCCGCAAGGTGCTCAATATCATTAAAGAAAACTTCGCGAGTCCCCACAGGCTGAATTGGTCTTGAACCAGGAGCCACAGTACGTACGAGCATTGCGAATGTGTTCGCATCTATAGTGATCATGCTTTTGAATACAACCCACTTGGCGGGCTGGCAGGGAGGTGTCACCAGAGAGCCGTCATACACGTAGTGAGCTCCGCTCGGGGGAACCATCATGGAGAGACTCCAATTTTCTCCAAGGTTGACTGGAACATACTGCTGAGTCGCATCCGCATATGGAATAAATGAATTGAAAAAATGTGTTGAAGATGTTTGTGCAGGGTTCACACGAAACAGAGAACTCACACACAAATACTTGCCAGTGGGATTTGTAAAGACTGCAATAACTTCACCGTCGGCTTGTATATTTTCAATTGTGTGATGACTGGGGTGATTCACCAGCAGGAGGTTGCACGTGTAGCCCTCTCCGTTGTACTTACAACTTCCCAGTCCGGCTGTATTTTGAAGAATCAGACCCTCATCTGAAATTAGAACATTCGCCTGTGCAATCATTGCGTCATCCATGACAAGCTCGCAAAGTAGATCGCACGGTTTGGAAGAAGACTGTGATAAGTTGATAGGGCTTTGATCGCTCGTCGGACAGGTCCATGTAGTGGATGAGCTGTAAATACTCATTTGTAAGTCTAGCACTATTTTGTATCTTGAGAAATAAGCAATATGGGAGCAAAACCGTCATTACCAATTGTAACATCTGCAAGTCCTACAGTTTCTCCAGCAACGCCTGGAGGATTTATACCAGATTGGGCAGGATATGCGTTGGGATCCATATCTACAATTGTTGGAATTGCATTGTTAGTTGTTGGCAACACAACCAATGTTGCAAATGACACTGTCAAACAAAATTATAATCTCGGTGGATCTATGTTTTTAATTGCAGGAGTAGCTGTTATTGCAGGAAAGTTTGGATTTTTTGGATGGGCTGTAGATGCATCGTCCAAAACTGAAACACGAAAAGCAATTACAACTATTGTTATAGTGCTTGCAACTACAATTGCAATCTTTGTTGCATTATTTTATAACTACGCAACCAGTGAAACTGTTTCATTTTCTACGGCAATTTTAGTACTCCTAATCGTAGCCGGTATATTTGGTATTCTCTACAATTTTTCAGGAAAGATTCCAATTGCAAATCTGCTTAGTCGTTCTCTATTGGTTCTGTTTTACTTTATGCCATATGCATTCTTTACATTTGGGTTAGTGACTGACATCATAACAAGACAGCTTCAATTTACGGGCGCCAGTTTTGCAGGACTTACCGCAGTTCTGATGAATTACGCAGTTAGTTTAGCGTCCACAAGTGGAGTTCCTATCACACCAGACAATCCACTCTGTGAAATTCCTGGATTGTCCTTCTTGACATCTATACTGGCTCCCCAATCTATGGTTTCTGTACTGTCAACAATTGCATATATAGCAACCTACATTTCCCGATCAACACCTGGTCAAGGATTTGCAGTAGCTTTTGATTACAGATGGCCAGCTTGGGCTCTGTTCTTTGGTGTGTTTGGATTACAGTGGATTATTCTGGGTTCAACCGGATGCCTTACAAAAAAACCAGGAGTTACATACCCGTATGATCCAAAAATGGGACCTCTAGCAGCTATGGTATTCTCTCTGGCATGGGGAGGAATTTTGGGAGCTATCGGGTTTGAAGTATTAGAAGGTCGTTCCGACACACAAGGTGCAACAGGTGCGGGGGGATCTCCTGCTTTGGGAGCAACTGTGACTGCTAGTTTAACTCCGACCGTTGGTACATGCGCAGCAGGTAGCAGCGATGGAGAGTTTATTTGTGAATCATTTGAGAATGGAAAACTAAAAAGAACGGTTATGACTGAATAAGTTTTAGACCATTCCGAATGAGCCGATAGTAGTCAGCAACATTTGACCCAGTCTTTTTCTCGGACATAATAACCTTTCCCTCTGTGTTGGAAACGACCAGTACCAGCGTTGGTACAAATTGAACTCCAAACTTTTGTGCATATCCAATTTTATCATCATGAGTATTCACAGACACCCACGTGAACTGTGGAAACTCTTCCTTCAAATCCTCAAAGACAGGCTTGAGAGTCTTACAAGGTCCGCACGTCGGCGACCACATGTGATAAATCGTTCCGTTCATTCTTCTTTGGTTACTTTAGTTCCTTCTGCAATTAAATTATTAGCAGCAAGGCGGTACACAACCGATCTGTGAAGTCTCTGTTTTTCAAGGATGAATCCATTTTTCTTTAGTGTCTTTGTTGCGACCTGCAGAAGAGCAGTGTTTAGAATATCCTCATCCAGCTTATCCAGGTTATCGCGACACCATTGAATGAGTGTATCCTCTGCAATAGGAGGTCCCATCAATTCAATTGGAAATCCCTCAATCGGTTTCTGAACATTTGTATGAATAATCTTTACAGTTGCAGCGTCGGGATTCAAGACTGTCACAGCCATGCGATCAACAATTTCGTTGTGCCGACTTAGCTCATCCTCGCCTCCCGTGTGTGCAGGAACATATGTCAGAATGTAAGACTTAAACTTCGGAAACAGTTTTGTTGTTTCTTCAATTAAATCACGATTTTTGACATCTTCTCCGCCTGATTTTCCCTTGTATCCAGACGTCTTCCAATTTCGTTCAATAAATCCAGGAAGCCAAATAGTCAAACAATTCTTTGCATACATAGAATCTGTGTATACCTGCAGTTCAACTTCGTTTGCAGGAAAATTCTCGTGAATACATTTGACCGCTTCCTGAATCGCGAGAAGTTCTCCGCGATTATTTGTTTGTGTTTGTTCGCTCGGAACAAAGTCTGCTTTGGAAAGCTCTTTATGCTCGGGTAGCCAAAATGCATAAGAAGCTTTTGCTGATTCCTGGCCATTTTTAGAACATGCACCATCTGTAAAGACGCGAATCTTCATTTTTTGATGCTTATATCCCCATTTGTGAAAAATTCATTTTCAACTAACGCCGACGACCGTACAGTAAGAATAAACCAACCGCTAGTGTAATCCAACCACCCGGGCAACGACCTCCTGTCATAAAGAGACGATAGACTGCCATCGCAATGAGAACGTACGCAAGAAGAAGTAGAAACTGCATTTATGTAGAACGCAGAATTTTTGGTGAATGCATGTAGATTGGTAGTTGTTTAACTACACAGCGACTGACAATGGCAGGCTGAATCGTAGATGGATCTTCAATGTGAAACCAAACGCGGCACTTGAATGAACGTTGTTCCAGAGAACGGCGCAGCATCTGTTGACAAGAGTAAGTCAGAAATTCAGCATGCAAAATAAGCAAAACACGAAAGCGAGTCGTTGGAGAAGAAGGGACTCGCACAATCCAATTTTCAAACCAGGGTGAAAAAGTATCTACCGAATTTGTTTCTGCAGCGTCCACCATATCAAACTCACAAGTGTCTGAATGCTTTTCTTTATAGGAACTCCACAGTTGCAGAGTTTCTATATCGTTGAGTGGTTCAAAAAAAAGGTAGTGCGGAGGTGGATACTGCATTACTCTACTTCTTTACTCGTCTTTAGATGCCAGAATCTTCTTGATGGGAATATCGGCCGACACAATGTAAAGACTGTTCTCCGTTGCAATGATGTAGCAATTCTCACATTTAAAAACGTTCTCAATAGAGGACGTATATTCAGTATCAGACTTTACAAGATACTTTGTAGACTCCTGAACACCAATACAACACTTCTTCTCAACACTGTCGGCATAATAATCAAGATAAATAGGCTTGTCTTGATCAACCGCGACTTGTGCTGCACGCAGAAGTACACTTGCAGAAGGGATTGTCATTTGTCTGTAGTTAGTCTTTCTTATTGAGTTCCTTAAACGCGTCCTCCAGCTTAAACTTGGAGCGCATGTTCAAACTCGGCAGTTCCACTTTGGGGACTGCAAGAATTTCTTGGACAGCTGTCTTCATCTGCTCTTTTAGAGATCCTTTCACCTTTTTGGAGGTTTCAAAGATAAACTCCACAAATTGAGTCGTATTCTCAGTCGTCTGCTCGGTAGATTTCTGCCGAGCAACTTCGTTCAGCTCACGAACAACTTGCTCAAGAGCATGCTTGACAATGTCTTCAGAAATGAGATTCTTTGCGAACAGCTCCATCATAAACTTTGCATATCCGCGTCGCTTCTCCTTCTGCTTCATCCATAGAACAACCTTGTCCTCAAACTTTTCATCCCCCGAATCGGGGAATGTCACAGTCTCCGTCATGTCGTACAGTTTCGGGAACATTTCAACTTGACTTTGGAGATCCTCAGAAATTCCGGGGATAGCGTCATTCAGACGTGCCGCACACTCCGCCATAATTCCAGAGAATGACGGCTGTGTAATTGCTTTGTCAAACAGGAGTGCAGAAACGCGCAGACGAAACTGTTCGTCTCGCTTCTGCATAAATACAATTGCGTCTCCAGAAAGTTTTTCCAGATTTCCAGGACTAATCTTATTGAAGATGCCGAAGATTTCAGAATACTCGGGATCCTCACGCTCGCGAACTTTACGAACGATATCTACGAGTGCAGCCTGTCGCCAGTTTTCAGACTGGACAGCCGCAGACCCGCGATTTCGGTACGTGTGTCGCACAAAGGTCCGCACCGGACGGTACGGAACAGGTGTAATACGTAGTCTTGCAATATTATCCTGAACGATTTGAGGAAGCGGAAGCTTCGGCCCAAAGCGAACAGAATACATAGCATCAATTGTAAGTGTTGCCATTTGTATGTTATCTAGATCCTGTGTGAAAAACGAATCCGTTTCACATTTACGCAAACGTTGGTATAAAATACAAAATGGGATCACAAATAGAGACCACAAAATTCACCTATTCTTGGATTCTGTGGTATCATGATCCGGAAAACAAGGATTGGTCTCTGGAATCGTATGTAAAGATTGCAGATATCAGTACTCCGCAACAATTCTGGACCGTGATTGACAGTATTTCCAAGGAAGCCTGGGAGTCGGGTATGTTCTTCTTCATGCGCCGGGGGTTCCGCCCAAAGTGGGATTCCCCGGAGAATGAAGCGGGCGGTGCCTGGTCAAAGAAGATTGATTCAACAGATATTTATACAGTCTTTGTAGATATGATGGTCCACTGTGTAGCAAGTGAGCTGATGAGTTCTCGCAAGGAGACTCTTGTCGGCATTACTCTCTCACCAAAAGGTCCCTCTTCTATTATCAAGATTTGGAATACCACAACTACTGTGTCTGATAATTCGTATCTGAATCCGAAGATGCACAATTTCAAGGTTGGAGACGATGTTACGTATACTGCTCACAAATCAAGACCTGTTTAGAAACAATGGAATCAATGACGGTTATAACACTGAAATTATCCAATGTTCTTTTTGACGGATATACTCCCAAGCAAAAACGAGACAACGTTCGCTTTTTGCATGGAATGACACTCTTCCTCTTAACGATGCTCTTCATATTTGCACCCTCTCGCAGTTTTGCGCGGTATCTGGTATTAGGGTTATATATTGCGTTTGCAATGTTATATGTTGTATACGGTTCTTGTTGGGTTTCTGACGTTGAATCAAAATTACATAACACAGCCCCGGGAGCCGTTCTAGATCCAGTTCTTTCTCTACTTGGAATTGCAAAAACAAAGGAGACGCGACAAGTCGTTGTAGGAGTTGGATATATATTTAGTATATTATTGATGTCCTGTCTCATAATTCGTGATATGTTTGGCGTATATTAGTCAGATTCATATGAACTAATCCAATCCACTCCAACTAGCCATACGAAGAGCGATTTCACATACCGATACAGATATAACCCTACTGAAACCAGTGGATTTCTGTATTTGGGATTTAACTTTACAAGATCTTCAATGTAAGACAGAGTAATTCCAATATATTCCTTGGATGTCAATTTGGGAAGACTTAAATCTGATTCAAATTGAACATTTCCAGACACATAGGAAATAACAGCATTTGCATCCTTGATTCGTTTAAGAATTGATGGAACAAACCAGTAAAAGAAGTTTATCCAAGCTTCAAATTTGGAGTATGAAACAGATCTCCAAATTGTTGTCCGAGAATAAGTCTTTTGCGATGTGACCTCGTTTGCGTTAAGATTGTATGTCGTATCTCCGGCAGGTGCAGAATATTGAACTATTTCAACACCTTCGTGCGTATTCTTCGTTCGCTCAATAATTCCTTTACAAATGAAATCAATCGGAACGGTACTAAACGAAAAATTGGATGGCAGCCAAAGATCCGGGAGTGTAGACCGTTCCAAAATTTCCAGGATCGCCAAATGTGCTCCACCACGCATCGGAGGAAGTTTTTCTAGGGGTGCACCCACACAAGCAAGACGAATGATATCTATGGAGCCCTTCTGTTTGTACAAAAATTGTTCAGCCAAATATTTGGTATATGCATAATCGCAAATAAAATCTGATCGTGTCAAGTCTTCACGAATACGACAGGACGCATGTGGACCTTCTGAGTCTTTTGGATGAACGTAGCAAGTAGAAATATGGTAGAATCTTTTTCCGCGACTTACTTTAAAAATCTGTTTTAGAGCACGTACATTTTCTTGCATGAGTTTGTCAAGAGGATCTGTAAACCTAACGTTAGCAGCGCAGTGGATAACATCCAAAATGCCTTCTAAATCTGGTTTTCGTAGGTCTGCAACATCTTTTTCAATAAGGCGGACAGACTTCAAATTTTTTTGGATAAGAACATCCTGAAAGAGTGGATGCTCTTTAATTTCGGTTTCAAATCGTGTTTTTCCTAGAACTCCATTCTTCTCACGAATGCAGACGACAACCTGCCGATTTGTGAGAGATAAAAAGTATCGTAATAAATGTTTTCCAACATACCCGGTTACTCCAGTTATGAATACACTCATTGCTTTAGTTCTACAATTTTAGACTATATCTATGACGAACACGGCATCAGACAAAGTTTGATATCTCCCAGATTCGCAACAACGTAGCGGATCATGAGGAACCAATCGTTCTTCATATGAATTTCCAGGTTGTTGCAAAGATTGGTGCACTTCGTGAACAGAACAAGGTGGGGCAGCGAAAAGTTGCCGGTCACAATTTCGTTGTTCGTCTTCTTCTGAATACTGAACTCATTCTCGGAATCTCCCATAACGGTGGTACGAGACGCAAAATGACCCTTGCAGGAAAATGTCAGAGAGGAGCTGACATTCTTGATTTCAACCGTCTTTGCACCGAGCAGAGTCATATCACGACAGATCTTCTGGAAGTCCAGAGAGGGCATAGTTATGTGAGTGGAAAACTCGGTATCGGGCAGCTGGATGTTCGGCTCGTCGCGGTCAAGGAGATTCAGCTTGTAGCGGGTGACCTGCTTCTTTTCGCCATCCTCCAGGAGGATGCCCAGAGTGTTAGGGTCAGACTCCTCAATATAAAAAGTGATGGTGTCATCATTTGTAGCGGTCCTGACAATGCGATACAGGTGATCCGTATTTAGACCAATGATGAATTGGGGAGCCGAGTGCTTGTACGAATACTTTTCAAACTTGTCGGCGTACAGGCGAAGATGTACAAGAACTGTCTTGGAATTGTCCATGGCTACCATCCGGATACCATCCTTATCAAAAAGAAGACTCATCTCTACAAGGATGCACTTCAGAGCCTCCTTGAGTGTACGAATGGCCCCCGTTTGAACAGTTTTGGCTTCCACAATGTATTCAGGCATTTGGAAATAAAAAGGGTTGTTCGTTTAAATCTCGTTTAGTGGCAGCAGCCAGGAACTCCCCCACCTGCAACCCCGCACCAACCTGGTAGACCCTTCTCTTTATGACAGGGACATGCATCCCTCATCTTTCCGTCAAAGAAGTCTTTCATTCGTTGGTACTCACCCTCAAATCCAGGAACTCCGCGAGAGGCCTCTGCAATATCAAGAGGACTAGGAGTGTCCGTCTTCACATTCTGCAGAACCTTTCGCATGTTTTCCTGGCGAAGCTTGAACTCAAAGAGAGTCCAGCCGTGCTTTGCGATGTATTCCATGTTTCGCATAGTCCACCCGTAAGATGAACCGCTGTGACCACCATACTTCATCGCATTGTTGATGCGATCAAGGTTGGGGTGACTGCTAAACATAAATCCCTTTCCGTCTTCGGGGTTATAATCCCGAAGCCAATCCCACAGTCCACACTCTGTAATTGCCTTGTCGGCATCTTCCAGCATCATAGCATCATTCTTATTAAAGAATTCGCTGTAATTGTGAGGCATGAGTTTTACTATGTTTGAAAATGTTTACTGTTAATCCGTTTTTAAGAAGAGTTATGTCTGTTCTTCATCGTCGTATGGCGTTTTACTGATACGATACGACCACGCTCGTTCTTTGTCAGATGCTCCTTACGAAGACGACCAGGCGTCATTTCTGCAGTTCCATTCCAAACTTGACGACGAGACCCAAACTTGGAAACTCTCCGCGTTCTGCCACCCTTCTTTTCAACGGGTTCCTTCTCGGGGATATCCACATTCTGTGCATCCTCCTCCTCTTCACTGCTTTCGTTTCCCCCAAATAAGCTTTTGCCAATATTGGAGAGTAAGCTTTTCGGTTCGGAAGTCTTTTTCTTTGAACTCATTTATTTTAGCAGACATATTCTCTTGAGAGACATCTGACCACGAAGAAACAATCCAAATGGGCAGTCCTTCAAACAAGGGATCCAGCGCCGAAGTTTTGACGATGGGGATGCACCCCAAACAGAGAGCTTCCCAGGTACGATGACAGTCTAGGCCATTTCCGTGCGGGGACAAAACAAACGCATAATCAATCATATTTGCCCAACAGGTTGCACGTATGCATTTGGATGGTTCATAGTAGACCAAATTCTTGGGAACTATATTCCAGCAGTCTGTTCTATCTACTTTTCCGTATCGGGTTGTCATTAAAAATTGAAAGTTTGCATAGGCTTTGACCTCACGTTCCCAAAATGGTTTTGACATAGATTGAAAACGAGTGAGGGTTTCTTCTTGAATTTTAGCATCTACCTTTACACCCCACGGATGCATTTCAGGTTGAGACCATGTAAACATTTGCTTGCGCGTTGGTGCCAGCGTGTGATAATCTAGGCCAATTGGAATACGAGTGAGTTTGGGATGGTTTACCACACAATTTTGTGCAAACCAGTGCGTCAGCAATGGATGGTTTGTAAGTTGAGTAAACTCATAGGATACATCATCTGGAATCGTCCAGTCGGAGTTATTTGTCATCAAAATAAAAGGTCTTTTTAACGTTGGCAATACTTTGTCTACAAACTTCCGCAACGCTTGAGGACACACATGAAGAATTTCGTTGTCTTCTTGTATGTTCTCGTAGAGAGCTGTATTTAGACCATCAAAATCAGGAACTGGAATTGGAGATTTTCTAGTAGCTGACAAAAGCAAACCGCGAGATCCTACATATTTGCAGTACAGGCAATCCATTATTAAATAGCAGCATATATCTCTAAAACTGATGGACGAATAAATATTCCCAATTTTTCTAGTTGACAAATTTCTTCTTGAGGTAAAGACGCTATTTTTTCAGCCCAAACTTTCTCTATATATTTATCCTCAGTTGGCAAGTATAGTTCTTTTACGTATTTGCATTTCAATCCAATCAGTCCAGATACACAATTATCTTTTCCTCTTTCCTTTTCAAAATTGCCATAATGGCCGAATCTTACTATAGCTGAATAAGGTTTAGATTCTAAATTATCAACAATATCAAAAAAAGGACATTCTTTATCTAGAATATATCGTCCAGTAATTTTTACAATAAAATCATCATCTTGAATATTGAGTTGTTCAATAACATATTTAATATCTAATAATTCTTTTGTTCCGTAATTATCGATTTTATAATGATTGTTTCGAGTATAAATTACCGGTATTCCGAAATTGTCTAAAAAAGTTCCATGACTTCTAATTAAACTCTTTCTTTTATGTAATAAAGAATTATTTTCCACAATAACTAATTTATAAGGTTTTTCTTTACATCTATTTAATAACATAGTAATACCGTGTATATATTCAGACTTTCGTCTGTTATAATCACGATTAACTTCAGCTGCTTCATTAATTAGAGAAGAAGTTATTATAATATATACTTTCATTATACTTTTTGTACTTTTAAACTAGAAAGTAGTTAGAACAATATTTAACGATACTTGTCGGTCGCACATATAATCCAAGTTTTGGTAAAATACAAATTTCTGAATAATCTAATTCAGAAATAACCTTTGCCCAGTTCATTTCAATCGCAGTAGAGATATCTTCAAGATTTGGAAGTTCTATTTTCTTAACGTACTTACATTTCAATCCAATCATACCCGAAGTACAGTTTTTTGTTTTTACTAAACTGATTGGTTCATCAAGTTGAGAAAAACGTAAAACAGCAGTGTATGGAACCTTTTCCAGATTATCGATTACATCAAAAAATTCGGAGTGTTCATCAATTATATATCTTCCTGTTATTTTTACTATAAAATCATCATCTTGTATTTTGAAATGATTTATAACATCAAATACATCCATCATTTCAATAATTCCATAATTTTTAGTTTGTTTGATTAATATGTTATTTTTAGTATACAGCACAGGGACTCCAAACCTGTCTAAAAACGTTTTGTGATACATTCTTCTAACAACATTGTTAATTTTTGAATTATTTTCAACAATTACAATAGTATACTTGTCGCGATTGCTGAATTTGTTCAATATACTGCAAATTCCTGAAACGTATTCCCCCATTCGCTGTTCGTATCGCAATGGTATCAGTGATGCGGTTATAATTACCCAAATTTTCATTGTTTGTATATTAAATGCATATTTCAGCATACAAAAATTGCGTTAAATTTTATGAAGAGTTTTGCAAACCTAATACTCAGTTGAAAGTTGTTGATTTTGGATCATATGATATAAATGGATCGTTAAAACCCATATTTAAAACCCACAATTATATAGGCATTGACATGAGTGCTGGACCAAATGTAGATATTGTTTGCAACAACGACAAGACGCCTTTTGAAGATAACAGTGTTGACATAATTGTCTCTAGTTCAAATTTTGAGCACGATGACTTTTTTTGGATGACATTTCTTGAAATGTGTCGTATACTAAAGCCCGGTGGATTGATCTACATAAATGCACCATCTTCGGGACCCTATCATGGTTTTCCTGGAGATAATTGGAGATTTTATGCAGACAGCTGGAGATCGTTAGCTAAATGGGCATCCAAAAATGAGTATAATCTTCAGCTACTAAAGTCATATATTGACACCTCAGAGCAATGGTGTGATAATATTGGTATTTTTAGAAAGCTTTCTTCTTAAACACATTTTGAAAACCAGTTATAATTTCATGAAATCCATGAGCTTTCAAAGATGAACGTATGTCGTCATAATTGCATTTTTGAGGATAATCTGCTTCAAAAATGACAGTTTTCAGTTGATTGTACAGATGCGGGTGTTCACTAAAAAATTCTCCCAAAAATCCTTCACAATCTGCAACTAATGTATCAAATTTTAGATCATACAAAGACTCTATATCTTCCACACTTGCAGATGGAATTGTTGAAGAATCTGCAACAACAGATGTAGCGGCATATCCGAGTGGAATTAAGTTCCGAGTCTTTTTGGATACAAATCCTTTGTGAACACGAATGGAGCATCCGTTACGAAGAATATTTTGTTCTAATGCGGTCCAAACCGTGGAATCAGGTTCTACAGATATCTGATTCTCTTTGTTAGTCAGTTGTTTATTGATGATACAACTTACACTTCCATAGCGGGCACCCAATTCTAGGACAGTGCTTTCTGGATCAATATATGACACAGCAATACATTGCTCTGGGTATTCTGTTTTTGATGTATCAATTTGCATCCCCTTTTCTGTAAAGATTTCAAGCGGTGGAGGAGGTGGAAAGTTTTTAAAATCAATACGCTCTCCATTCTTGTATGATGTCATATCCCATCCAACCGAAGGCTGACTTGCAGGAATTAGTCGGACACGTGTCCATGGAAGGTGATACATTTATGAAGTATCCACAAATGAAGTCGGATTTCCGAACTCATTTGTGGGGTTTCCCCCTGTTTTTGTATTTTTATTTGTGGGTTAAATAACCCTTTTATAAACTTCCACCACTACCACCAGCCTTGCAGGACTAACCTGCTTAGTTGGAGTAGGCCAGACCACCCATACCGGACATGACGCGGAGCACGTTGTAGTTGAGGGCGTACACGCGGACCTGAGCAGTGCGGGCACCCGTCACCGTGTTGAGGGACACCGTGAGCTGGAGGGTCGCCTTGTCAATGCGGGAGAAGTTGCACGTGCCGGAAGGCTGGTGCTCCTCGGGGCGGAGGGCAAAGCTGTACACGTTGATACCCGTAGAAGGCGTGCGGCTGTGGTGCTGATAGGGCTGGACGCGGTCAAAGTAGGAGCCCTCACGCTCAGTGAAGCGGTCCTGGCCGTTGAGCTGCACCTTGGCAACCTCCACGGGGTTCTTGCCCTCGCAGCGAACGCCGGAGTCAAGGATGACCTTCGCGAGCAGGTAGTTGACACCAGACTCAAACTCAGCAGTCGTGGCAAAGTCGTAGGTATCCGCGCCAATCAGAGAGGACTGGTTGGTCGCACCCATACCGAGAACCGCAGTCGCATTGGAGGCAGAAGAGATGCCAGCACCCTGGACTACTGCAGAGTTGCCACCACCCTGAGAGAGCAGGGACATGATGAGACCCTCAGTGCTGAAGTCGTCAGAGTAGTTGAAGGGCTGAGGACCACCGACGGAGGCAATCCAAGTCTGGTTAGAGCAATCCACGAAGGAATCGCGCTGCACAACCCACTGGAGCTCCTTGACGGGGTGGTTGAAGTTGAGCTGGATCTTGTTGCTGGAGGACGTGATGGACTCCGCACCAGTGAACTGCACCTGCTCAATGAGGTACTCGTGGCTCTGCTGGGCAAAGCGGCGGCGCTCCTCCGTATCAAGGTACACGTAGTCAACGTAGAGGGAGGCAGCCGCGAGGGACTGGGCAGCCGCAGCAGTAGGGGTGCCAACAGAGGACTCAAAGTACTGGCAGTTCTGCCAAGTCTCGAAGTCCACGTTGATGCGAACCTCGTGGTACTGGAGCGCGATGAGCGGGATCGCAAGACCAGGGTTGCGGCAGAACCAGAACTGGAGGGGGATGTAGAGGGTCTTGGCCGGGGTACCCTTGCGAGGAACGCAGGAGATCGTGGTCTCAGAAGACGAGCAGGTCGCATCGAGAGGGATACCCGTGGAGCGCTTCAGGAGCACAAGATCGTGGGTGTTGCCGATGAGGGAGTCAAGGGCAGCAACATTACCGGCCTCCGTGGAGAGCTGGGTCCAGATCTGCATCCAGTCGCCGTACTGGCGATCAATGCGCTGACCGCCGATTTCAACCTCAACCTGCTTCAGGAGGCGGTGGCCGATGTAGTTGAGCCAGCGGAAACCCTGGAGGGTGCTCGCGTTGGCGAAGGTTCCAGTCTCCGGCGTGAGGTCAATCTGGGGGAGAACAACCTGCACGTACGTCTTGTACATCAGATCCGCATTGCGGTTGATCACGGCAACCACGCGCTTGTTGAAGTCCGCCTGGCCGTTGAAGGTAACCTCAATGGACTCCACGGCGAAGTTGGTGTGGCGCTTGTAGAGAATCTTCCAGAAAGTGATCTGAGGGTTGCCAGAGATATAAATATCCTGCGCGCCATAAGAAACAAGTTGCATTAAACCACCGCCCATTTTCTGTTATACTCTACTGCAAGAAAAAATATTTCCTCTAGCAAATGAACGTCTGGCTCATCCCGACCGCGAACCCCATCTGGAACACTCTCATACGTTCTATCGTCATGATTGTTATTCTCATTTTTGGTTTTGGAGTCTCATTTTATAATGCATACTGGGTCGCCATCGTCCACGATGCTGTCAGTCTTATTTTGATTCGCCCTCTTGTTTAGGCATACTGCTGTGTATACTCGCGTGCGATACGATCAAATTGTGCACGATCGCGAACGTACAGCTCTGCAATTTCTGGAACAAGAGGATCCTTGGGATTTGCATCCGTCAGGAGTGAACTAATAGAAAGGAGAACCTTTCCAATTGTCAGCGATGGAACCCAGGCGTCCTTCAAGATATCCAAACAGATGCCACCAGCCGAATTGATATTCGGGTGGTAGACCTTTGTAAGGAACACTACCTTCGGCGGCTTGAATGGATACTCCATAGGGAACACAATTTCCAGCTGGAAAAGACCACCTTCATAGGGACTCTTTTCCGGTCCAATAATTGTTCCACGCCACAAAAGCAGATTTGACGGATCAACAGGTCCAGCAGTACAGTTGTCTACTGGGCTTTTCTCCATATCCTGCATCTCTTTCATAATACGCTTGGATGCTGACATTTTTTGAAACCAAAAAGGAAGTGTTACAAACAATTCGTTTTTGGGGATGCCCCGGATGGGAATCGGACCCACGACCTACAGTTTACAAAACTGGTGCTCTACCACTGAGCTACCAGGGCAATCTTAGTAATAAAAATATCATGTAAATTACTGTCCGGTAGAACCAAATCCACCACCGCCACGATTGTCTGGTGCAGCAGGAAGGTGATCTTCACGATCTACTACAATAATATTCTTCCAAGGCATCCAGTTGTGCTGAACAATCTGGAACAGACGACGTCCTTGTTCAATAACATATTGTTCCACATCAAAATCTAGAAAATCAACTCGCGCGATGAGTTCTCCGCGATACCCCATATCAGCTAGACCGATTTGATTAGACATACGAAGGGGGGTCAGAGACGTAGAAGAGCGAGCGAGCAGTAGATATGGAGCAGGTTCGCCATTTTCAGTCAGAGCTGCGCACTTAATTCCAAGTTTCATTTCAAGCCCATAATACATTTTTTCGCGGTTTGGAGTATCTAGAATAATTTGAGGACTCAGTAGATCTACTCCAGAATCTGTTTCGCGGCGCTTAGAAAGATGTTGACGATACATTTCGCGAAGTTCTGGATCAATAACATAGATGTACAGACTCATTCTTATCTAGAATACATCTCATTCTATGTAAGCCTTTATAGGTTTAAGAAAGAAAACAGCTGACAACATACCTGCAAGTTGGGCCCCCAAATTGTAAAACACATCTTCAAGAGTTCCTCGCCCAAGTAGATAAACTGCAATCGGGCCTAGTGGAGTAAAAAAACCACTGGTTATCTTTCCTGCAATGGTAAACACTGCAAAGTAGATAAGTCCCATGATAATA